CTCGGAGCGGAGTTCGACAGCGCCTATGACACCATCCGTATAGGTACTGGTGCAACAGGCGAAGCACTCGAAGATTTAAAGGACAGCATGAAGGATGTATATTCCTCCGTGCCAACCGATATGGAGCGTGCAGCACAGGCAATCTCCGACTACAACACTCGTCTCGGATTGACGGGGGACGGCTTGGAGACGCTCTCCAAACAGGCAATACAAGTCTCGGATATGTTGGGCGATGACCTCGGCGGCGTTATCGAAGCATCCTCGCAGTCGTTCCAGATTTTCAATTTGAGTGCTGACGAGATGTCTGACAGCATGGACTGGTTGTTTAAGGTATCGCAGTCAACGGGCATTGGGTTCACCGAACTCACATCGCTCGTCCAGACGAACGGTGCCGCATTCCAACAGATGGGTTTCTCCTATAACGAATCCGCAGCGATGCTCGGTAAGTTGGAGAAGGCAGGTTACGAAACAAGCACGGTCATGACAGCTATGACCTATGCGGTCAAGGCTTCGGCTAATATGGGTCTCGAAGCACAGGATGCGTACGAGAAATATTACGATGCAATCCTCAATGCCAACAGCGAGACAGAGGCAATCAGCCTCGCTATGGAGTTGTTCGGCTCACGCTCCGGCACGGTAATGGCACAAGCTATCCGAGACGGAACTCTGGCGATGGAGGATTTCATGGGTGAACTCGAAGCGTCCGGCGAAACCATCAACGGGGCCGCAGAGGACACCTACGACCTCGCCGAGAAGTGGACGATGTTCACCAATCAGATGAAGGTTGCATTAGAGCCTATGGCGGTCACCCTCTTTGATTCGATTAACGAGGCTGTCACGGCCCTCTTGCCTGCTGTCACGGCTCTTATGCCTGTTATCACAGACAGCCTTGCAGCCATAATCCCTGCCATCGAGGAACTCGTCCCCATAATCGTGGATTTTGCGACACAGTTTGCAAGCGACATCGTTCCTATTCTTTCGGAACTCATCGCAAGCCTTCTGCCAACTATAACCTCGCTCCTTAAGAGCATTTTACCAGTGGCGATGCAACTGATATCGTCCATCTTGCCGCCAATCGTGTCCTTGCTCGACAAGCTACTGCCTCCTTTGATGCAAATTGTGGATGCAATTTTGCCTGTCGTATCGACACTCATCGCAACCCTCGCACCTATTCTGGTCACGCTGTTCGATGCGCTCACACCTGTATTCGACATTCTGACCCAGATACTGCCCCCGATAGCAAATATCATCGCACTTCTTTCGCCGATTATTACGCTTGTCGGACAGTTGGTGACTACGATTATCAGCGCACTTTCGCCTGCAATCACGGTCATTTCCGACCTCATCACCACGGTGCTGAACACGGCATTCGCATCCATAACCCCGATTATCGAAGGCGTGACGGCCATTTTTGGCGGTCTAATCGACTTCATAACCAACATCTTCTCTGGGAACTGGAGCGCCGCTTGGGAGTCCATTGTGGGGGTGTTCGGTAACATCTTCGGCACGATAGTAAACATCGCCAAGATGCCGATTAACGCAGTTATCTCGGCAATCAACTGGGTAATTGAGAAAATCAACAGCATCTCCGTGACCATTCCCGACTGGGTGCCGGGTCTCGGCGGTACTACACTCGGCTTCAACATTCCGACTATCCCTGCTCTTGCAGAAGGTGGTATTGCCACCAACGCAACGCTTGCGATGGTCGGTGAAGGAACAGAGCCGGAGGCAATCCTCCCTCTCTCCAAGCTGGCCGATATGCTCGAAGGTGGTGCTACTGCCACCAACAGCTACAATCAGAACGACAGCGTAACCTTCGCTCCTGTGTTCAACTTCTACGGTAATCCCACCAAGGAAGAAGCAACCGAAGCAGGCCGCATCAGCTTTGCGGAGTTCAAACGGCTCTACAGCCAGATGCGGACAGAAGAACGCAGAAAAAGCTTCAGTATGGCATAAGGAGGTTGGAGCATGGGAGAAAAGACATATACAACTATCCAAGGCGATGCGTGGGACGCTATTGCCTTTAAGGTGTATGGTGACGAATCCTGCACAGGATGGCTCATGCAGAACAACCTCCCCCTTCTGGACACCTTCGTGTTCGGAGCAGGGGTTGTGCTTAATACACCAGATTTGCCGGAGGGCGATACCTCGACTGATGCACCGATATGGAGGACGAACGAATGAACACAAGAAGCGCAACGGTCGACCTTACTTGGAACGGTGCAGCGGTTACCAGTAAGATGGCCGGCATGACAACGAATTTCACTTATACTGACCCGGCAAGCGGTGAAGCGGACAGCATCGATATCGACATCCAAGACAGAGACCGCAGATGGATTTCGTCTTGGATGCCGACCGCCGGGGATACCTTGTCCGCACGGATTAAGCTGCAGAACTGGGGACGAGAGGGCAACAATCGTTCTCTCTTCTGCGGCTTTTTTACTTTAGACGATTTTAGCTTCGCAGGCTGGCCCGTGACAGGCAGTATATCGGGAGTGTCCGTCCCTGCTGACGGTGCTTTCCGTGAGACCAAGCGAACCAAGACATGGGACAACGCAACCATCAAGGAGATTGCTACAGAAATCGCAGGAAGGGCAAGCATCGCCCTGTTCTGGGATATCGAAGGTGCAGAGTTCACACTTGAATCCATCGAGCAGTCCTCCCAGACGGATTGCGAGTTCCTTATGTCGCTCTGCGAGACATACGGCTACTCCATGAAGGTGTATGCTCACAAAATAGTCATCTTTGACCGAGAGGCATACAAGGCGAAGCCGTCCGTGGCTACGCTCCGACCGTCCGATATTGAATCGTTCAGTTGGAAAACGACCCTTGCAGGCACATACACAGGCGGCGAGTACACCTACACGCAACCTTTGAGCGAATACGATATCGTGGCCAAGGTTGGCGAGGGCGAACGCATCCTTAAGATGTCCGGAAAGGCCGACAGCGTGGCAGACGCAGAGCGAAAAATCACCGCAGCGGTGAACAACGCCAACCACGGAGCAACCAGTATGTCTGTGACGATAATGGGCAACGCATCACTCTACGCAGGTCAATGCATCACCATATCGGGCATCGCAAAGCTGTCTGGCAAGTATTACATCGACAAGGTTGTTCACAGCCTTGGCAGCGGATACACCATGCAGTTGAGCCTGTCGAAGGTCTAACGGAGGTGCTATATGGCAGGCGAAATTATCAGAGTGGGCAAAGTATCGTCAATCGACTACGCAAAAGGTCTCGTGAGCGTTGTCTATCACGACAAGGATAACAGCGTTACGAAGCCGATGCCGATGTTGTCGGAGCGGTACTATATGCCCGAAATTGGAGACCAAGTCCTCGTCCTTCACCTCTCAAACGGTATGGAGGCAGGTCTTGTCCTCGGACGGTATTGGAACGACATCAATACTCCCAAAGAGAGCGGAGCGGGTCTGTTCAGAATGGACTTGAACAGGGATGGCACTGCTTACATCAAATGCTCTGGCACAAGCATTACCATCCTCGGAAACATCACCCTCAACGGCAACCTCACCGTAAACGGAGACATTACCGTGAACGGCGATATTACGGCAGAAAACATCACGGCATCCGTTGATGTGGTTGGCGGCGGTGTATCCCTCAAAAACCACACCCACACGGACAGCATTGGTGGCAGCACCACATCTCCGTCATAAGGGGGGTGTTTGTATGGGAGTGAATAAAAAGAACGCAGAGGGTTACCAAGACCCGACTGCATACGAAGCATTGACGAACATCGTTAAGGAAGAACGGAGCATAAAGGCGTTTAAACCAATTGTCTATATATGCTCCCCTTTTTCTGGGAATGTAGAGCGAAACACCGCAGCGGCTCAAAAATACAGCCGATTTGCAGTAGACAAGGGTTGTCTGCCCATCGCTCCGCACCTTCTATTCCCACAGTTCCTCGATGACAACGACAGCTTCGAGCGCAGGCTCGGCATCCGCTTCGGAGAGATACTGATGGGAAAATGTGCGGAAGTATGGGTGTTCGGCTCGTATATTTCCAACGGCATGAGAGCCGAAATACAAAGAGCAGAGCGCAAGGGTTACACCTTGCGCTACTTTAATGAAGATTGCAAGGAGGTGACCAACGATGGCGGTAGTAGGAACGCTCGGAAGAAAAATTATCTTTGAGGTAAGCGATGACAAGGCTCTCCTTCTTCAGAATATGACACGAGATGTTTCCGGCAGATGGACAACGCACACAACCTTCGGTTCAAAGCCAAAAGCGGAGTTCCTCGGCCCAGAGAACACAGCAGTGAGCATCACTATCTACCTGTCCTCAAACCTTGGAGTGCGGCCAAGGGCCGTGCTTGATGCGGTAAAGGCGATGGTGGAGCGTGGCACAGCAGAGTATCTCGTCATCGGAGGAAAGCCTGTCGGCAGTAACCCGTTCAGATTGGTATCTTCGAGCGAATCGTGGGACAAAATCTACAACCGTGGCGAACTGGCAAAGGCAACCCTCTCAATCAGTCTGGAGGAGTATGTATGAGTAAATTATACGAATTTCACCTGTCATACACCTTCGCAGGAGAAGCACTCGAAGAGTTGAACCGCAAAATCTCTTTTTTGCTTTCTACCCCTGTCGGGACGATGCCGCTCGACCGTGAGTTTGGCGTTGACATGAGTTTCCTCGATATGCCATCGGAGGCTTCAAAGAGCCTATATGTGGCCGAGATTACGGAGAAAATCGCAAAGTTCATCCCAGAGGCACGGGTCGAATCC